CCATTTTATTATGATTAATATTTTCTTTTAATTATTTATTTATTATTATTATTATTTTAGTGATAAGCTGTTCTTGTGACTATTGTTTATCATGTTACCCCTTGTTAAGTTATAAGTTGCTGGCGGGTATATCAGATGGGTACGAAACTTCTTGGGGTGAGAAATCTATTTGTAATTCTTCGTACTGCTTTTCTATTTGCATCTGCTCATCTGGAGTTATCCCCCAGGCAACAAACACGCCTAGTCTGGCATCATCTGTGATCGGTTGTGGCTTTGATTCTAGCTTACCCCGCATATATGACATCCCCGTCTGGAAAGTAAGATCATTGCACATGTTACTAGGTAAACCCATTCTAACATATGACAAATACATACTCTGCATTATTGGAACGCCTGAACACACTGCTAGGCCGCATTCTCCAACAGCGTACATCCACTTCTTGAAAGCTTTCTCAGCTTTGAAGTTGTGAACACACATGCTATCTTTTTCCCTTGCAGCTGCTATGTTTCTAACCATTCTCCAACCATTATTGACCTTAATCGGATGCATCTGACAGAACTCTATTTCTTCCAGTTGATACACTGGACGTTCTGTCGTCATTCGGAACCCGAGGTCATAAAACCATTCATCCAACCCTTCTAGGAACAGGCCTAATTGCTCTGCTTCCACTAGCACCACACAATCATCTCCATTATTTAGTAAATCAGCATCAGTGATGCCCTTGCTTTCCAAATAGCTATATATCATGCCACACATGATGAGACAATTTCCTAGTGCAGTGTTCATATCTCCACTAAATCGCTTTCCGAGAATCTGGAACTTTAATTTTCCATCAGCGCAATATCCAACTCCTTGGTTATGCACTTGCCAATTTAATAGCTTCTGTAATTCTGGCGTATACTTATATATCTGTAGGTAGATACTATGTTCCCACTTGAGCATTTGAGCACTTACGTGAGCATCAAACCTTTTGGCGTCCAGTCCTATTGCAACAGGATTTTTAAATGCATTCCATTTCGAAGCTGTGATTGCTCCGATTTGGTTAACATCATACCCTTTCATGACTATAGGACCACGTCCAAAAGCTTTAGCGATGCCACGGTAAACTCTTGACTCTATTGGTTTAATGTATCTACCAAGTATTAAATTGTATACAGGATCTCTAGGATTTATGCACCGTGGTGCCTTAGATGGGTTAACTTTTTCACACTTAACAAACACTTTAGATAGAGCATGACTCCTCTCTATCCCAGTCCAATTATAACGTTCTAGAGCATTTAAGTATATAGTCTGCTTACGACCCTTGTACATCAGAGGAACTTCCTCTGGAGAAACAGGGGTGGCAGTTTTAACATGCGAAAACACCTTACGTCCAAAGTTGAACATTCGTGAATTAACCACCTCCTGGTTGGGGGTGGGCGTTTGCAAGCACACGCCACCGTCGAAAACGTAAAACATTCTCTCAAGTATTGCACACTCTAAAGTACCTATGTCCGGATCATTTATTGCTAAAGACCGTGAAGTTGACATCCCGGACAGAATCATAACTTCACGCTGTCTACATACCATGGGGTATCTAGTAACCACCAAATCTGGATGGGATATTGTTGTTGTGTGCCTCACACCTTTAATAACAAATCTCCCCACCCTGGTACTAGACGCCGCACGGCCTCCTCAGCTATGGAAGTCGTACCACCGATCTGCCACAATAGTGGACTTACGTTCGATTTGTTTAGCTTCAATTTCAGCTACACTTGGTACGAAAACCATTGACACTACTTGTGGTAGATGTCGCGCGATGTGTGTTGGCCGTAACCCATGCTCACGCATCTTGTCACCAGCCCATTTGTGCACACACAACCTATTTGCACTATTATCTTCAGGTAAACCAAACCTAACCTTGCAGTCAGCAATGACCGCACGCAGAAAGGGTGCCTCACACCCTTTGCGCAAGCGCCTATGCGCTTTGTTCACGTGCTTGGTGTTGTCGAACAACACTTCGCCACGGGAAACCAGTGGTATCAACTCACTGGCCGCAACAAACTTAATGTCTTTAGCAGCATCAACCAAAGATCTACCAGACTCATAGAGCCCAATTAAGCTATCCTGCAAAGATAACACTCCGCCTTTCCACAAGAAAGACTCTTCTGAGATAACGCCTCTATCTAGTGCGCTATCCACACATTCGTATGATGTAATTTCATCGAGAACATCTTTAAGCATTTCATCCGCTTTGGCTATACCAACATAACCATTCCACCACAACCACAGTTTCCTACGCGCAACTCTGACCAACCTTAATGGACTGCAATACACACCTACCACTCTTAAACCATTTACGCATTCATCAGCCAAATAATTAGCTATTCTAGTGCATGATTTAATTTGGTATACCGCATGATCAACCTTTTCTACATAGTGATCAGCGTGGTAAGCCAAGTACATTAAACATATTGTTACAAGATATGTGTACAACACGTTCAATAATTGCTCTACTGCACTAATAAAGTACTTGACATAGTATGGTAGCTCACATGACGTTGCCAATATAGAGTCATTTCTCCACTGTGGTAGCAACCCTCCCAATGTTGAATATGGATTGGGGCACAACTTATACTCTTCAGTAAAGACCTGAGGGACATCCGGTCGCACGCATTTAGTTAGCGTTGCTCCTAGAAATTCATCCGGGTATGTGAAATATTCTTCAAACTTATTCAACATGCCCAAATCAAGCTTATGTTCCCAAAGAGACCTAGCGCTGACGCGTTGGTCAAAGCAGTATGGCTTATCTAGAGGGGTGATTATTAAACATTCATTACCTCGCACAACAGTACCATCGCTCAGGTACACAACTCCTTGTGGCTTACACGCAGGATCAAGGGAGTAACTATGGTCATTAGTATGGACTCGTGCATTCACAATGCGTCTATCAAATAAACCATATCCAAGACTCTCCTGAGGACTAAGTACTAATCCATCCATGAGGGGTGCGAAGGTTGATGATGTAACATATACATCCCAATAGCAACCTAACAACAAAAGAAAAATAAGTGTTCTTTTACCATATTGTGTAAACACAACCATATAAAATGGATAAAGAAAATTAAATATTAAAGTACAAGAAATGGGTTTATTTATAAGTTTTGTCATCATATAATTTAATGGGGGGGTTTTGGTGAATGAGAAGTGACGGTAGCTACCCGTCCCAACGATGTCCCAACCTCACATCGAATCAATGGATGGACTATCTCCATCTCACTCCAGCGCGATACTGGAAAGCACAATCTCCACATGATTGCGGTGGCTGTCAGACACTCACTGCAGCTCACTGATATATGTGCATAATAAGCTGC